TATAATAATATTTAGAATCATAAAGGATTCTATATGTCCCTAATATTGTGACGCCTAAATTTCTAATGTAAAAAGTTAAATCCGAAGTCTGGACTAACTCTTGAGATTCTTCTTTTCTGTTACTTCTTTTCCAATCTATTTTTGCCCATACAGTGTATGCCGTAGCCCATGCAAAAGTTCTCTCTCCATAATTATTCGTTGTTGCTGTTGGAGATTCAATCTTAATTCTTCTATCTAAGTCCCCTATTGCTAGCATACTTGTACTTTGTATTGATCTAATAAATATTGACTTGACAAAGGTAGTTCTGTTGCTGTTCGGCCAGTTATAACGCTTTGCCTGTTAGCATACCAATTTCCAACACATAATAAAACAGCTTGTCTTATTCCTTCTGGAACATCAGTTGAAGCAGTCCCATATCCAACAGTATATTTAACTTCAATAGCATTTATTCTCTTTGAGATAGTTGGAAAAGATTTGTCAACAGCTAAAGCTACTCGAGCTGGCTGTAAAGAATTGTCTATTATATACTCTGATGAAGCCCATGTTTGTAAAGAATCGTCATTATCATAATACTTAATATGAGCTACACTATCAACAGGGCTTTTGTATAAGTTCCTTATACCATTCCAATTGTCCGCATATTGAATAACAACTGTATGGATAAAATATCTATTCGTATAAATTTGACAAGATTCAGTTGCCGCTTGAACTAAATTATCGATCAAAGTATCGTCTGCACTCGTATCGACTTTTAAATGATCCTTCGCTTGATCAGTAGTGAATAATGGAGCTGCTGCAGCTGTATGTACTATAAAACTTCTTATACTCATTTCTTTATTTTAAAAAAAAGAGGCTGGCCGCAATAACCAGCCCCTTTTTAAATTTATTAACTAAATACTAAGCCTCAATTAAGTTAGAAAAAGCAGTAGTATTTTGAACAGCATCCCCATCAACTAAACTTGTGATGACCATTCGTGGGATTCCGATTCCACCATTTGTATATGGATCGAATAAAATATCTAATCCCCCAAATTGTGCAATATGTACTTTAGAGAAATCTCCGAATAATACATGCTCTTTACCCGCTGCTCCATCAGCAGCAACATTACCAGAAACAAAACCATAATATCCGTTCAATCTCTTATCTGTATTGTCCCATAAAGGAGAAACAGAAGAAACGGCAGCTACAGTCTTAGCTAATTTATAAGCATCAACATCCATTAGATAAGCCATTCTTGCTCCATCCAATTCAACCCCAGCATCTAAAACATCAGTTTCTAAACCGATTATAGTTGCCGCACTTACTGCCGCTGTTGATCCAGCGTTAGCATCTAAAAATATAGATTGAGGTGCATTTGAAATATCAGCTTTTGATAATAAAGCTGTTTCTAATTTTGCAGCAATACTAGCAGCCATATTTCTCTGCATAGCCGCCTCTAAAGAACTATTTTGAGCTAATGATTCTGCTGAAATATTTACAATAGAGATAACTTTGTGAGGAGTTAATTCAACATTTGTTGTTGTCCCTTCTCCATCTGCTTCCGAGCCTCCAGTTTCTGGCTGCCAAGCTGAGGTAATTCCACTTATGACTGGGAATTTCATGTTCTCAACCCCGCCATAAAAATTAGCTCCTGCACTTGCTAATACAAGATTAGATTCTAATTGATCGGTAAAGCTCATGGTTTGAGTAGAATTTTGATTTGTTGTATCAACATAATCCTGAGCTCTTGTTAAAATTGTTGAAGGAATCGCTAAACCTCTATAAGTTTGACCTGTATAATGAGCTTTGCTTCTCGCTTCTTGATCCATTTCTTTAACTATACCACTTAATTTTCCAGTGTATGCTTGACGCATTGCATCCTGAAAGCTGAATCTACCTAAATCTTTATCTTGCTTAGGCTCAATTTTTGTCCCAGCCACTTTAGCAGCTTGTCTTAGAGTTTTCTCCGCTTTTTCAGCTCTTTCAATTTTTACATCAAATGAATCAACCTCTTTTAAAAGCTCATCCATCTCTGTATTTTCTTCCGAGTTCAAATCTCTTTCTTCCGCTTGGCAAGTTTCTTTGATAACCTCTAGCTTAGAAATAACATCCGATCTCAGTTCTTTTAATTCAATACTTGATTTCATTTTATTATTTTTTAAAATTTTAAATTATTTTTTTCGTTTAACTAATTCGATTTTTAGTTTTGCCAACGATCGCGCAACTAAATCATTTTCTTCATCTTCTTTTCTTTGTGTTTCTTTATAACAAGCGAGTCCCCTTTGTGCAATAACCAAATCAGACTCAGCTTGTTGGTATGCAGGGAAAGATACTGGACTAACATCATAAAGACGATCGATCTTTGTAATTGTTCTAATATCATTTCCATCTTCATCAGTGCTCCATTCATCTCCATTTTCTGCAATTGTGAAGGCAAAGCTTGACTGATTGATATTTCCATTCTTCATATTTATTGCCAGATCCTTTCCATAAGAAGTTTCAGGAATATCGAAGGAATAACGAAGTCCTTTTTCGTCAACTGAAAGTTGTAGAGTTCCAGATGTTGACCTTGCTAAAATTAATGATTCGTCATGATTAATAAGTGCCCTAACATCAGAACGATCAATTGTTTCTTGTGTTATTGCTTCTGGAGAAATGTATTCATAAAAATTCCCTAAATTTTCACTTCTTGAATTAAAAATACTTCCATAACCAACAACAACCTCTTTATCATCTTCTCTTTCTTCAACTCTTGTTTCTATATTGTATATTCTTTTTTCCATATCTATATTATTAAATTTTTTATCCCAAATTTTTATCTCTGTTTCTTCTTCTTCTCTATAGTATCTTCATTATCTTGTTCCGCTTCTTCTTGAGTTTCATATTTGCATTCTCCAGTTTCTCCCCATTTCCACATTCCGTTATTGCATTCTTCAGCTGGCATCTTCTCCTATTTTATTGATTGTAGTCATATTTAAAGGAATAAAATTAGAATCGCCATCGGTAACTTTATTCAAATCCTCTTTGGATCTAACTTCGTTGATTGTCATCCATCCATTACTGATAGCCGTCTTATAATAGTCAGCCCTATCTTTTACATTCCCTCTCAGTAATCCATTTGTATTGAATTTAACATACTCTTTCCCAACACTTGATTTTCTAAATAGTTTTAAATTCATTTCTAATTCTATCTTGTTCAAGTAAGGGACAAGGGAATATGTGACGAACTCCTGACTCTGCATTTCTATATTATTAAAACTTGACTTGGTTAGATCTTTTAAAAGATGTGGAGGTATATTGAATATTCTTGCAATTTCAGTGATTGAAAAGTTCCTGCTCTGGAGGAACTGGGCTTGATCAGGCGGGATTGAAATAGGCTTAAACTCAAGCCCTTCCTCTAATACAGCTGTTTGATTGCTTCCAGAAAGTTTAGAGTAATTAGAATTGAAGCTATTTCTAAGACGATCAATGGCCTGTTCCGATAACGATCTATCTGTTTGCAAAACCCCACTTATTTTGGCGCCGTTCTTGAAGAATGTTCTCGAATATTCCTCGACATCGATCCCCCATCCAATAGCATTTTTACATTGTGTAATTGGAGAAAGTCCAACAATCCCATCTTGCGTATTTCCATTTTGTGGATTGATGTTTGTTATTAATTTAAAGTGAAGGACATCTTCCGAATCAAATGTTCCATTCATTTGAGAATCCGAATAATAAAGTTTATTATCTTTAAAATAGACATCAACATTATTATAGTTCATTGGATATAATCCAATCGGCCTTCCAAGTGTATTTCTTTCAATCCGAACATAAGAATTTCCATTAGAAAGCAAATCCATCATTATCTTTTCGATGAAAGTTATTTTATTTTGATAGCCATTCGGCTGATATTTTAATAAATAAGACAAGTCATTAGTTACTTCAATTATATCTCCATTATTTTCTTTTTTACAAACATGAATTGGAAGGGATGAAACACTTTCAGAAAGTAATCGCATAGCCGCCCATACCGCTGAAAAAGTTAACGCTGTAGATGGATTGATAGAAGTTTGAGATCCGAAGGGCATAGAATAATTAATATTCCGATGCTCTTTTTTGTTTTCTGTTTTTACTGAAAATATGTTTTGGATAGATTGCAGTATTCCCACTATATAATTTTTTGCAATTATAGTGAATCAATTATCTTTTTTTGTGTAACATTGTTTCCTTTGTTTTACGATCTCTACAAATTCTAAAAGAATTATAGTCTG